AGCGGCGCGGTGGCACGGCGGATCAACCTGCCGCTGCTGGGACGCTGACACCAATTATCTGCGAGGCCGAATGTTCGAAACGATCTGCGAAACGCTGCCATCCGACAGCGCGCTGCCGGCCCGTGTCCGCCGCTTGGATATTCTACGGCGCGTGCTGGATGGTACGCTTTACGACGGTCTTCCCTATCAGTTTCACGAGGAGCGTAACGGCGCAGGTGAGTATGTTCCGTTACGGCAACGGCGTCCCTCGGTGCGCTACGGGCTATGCCGCGTGGTGGTCGAGGACTCGGTCGCCTTGCTGTTCAGTGCTGCGCATTTTCCGGCGGTGGAGTGCGCCGATGCCGTTCTGACCAATGTCCTGCAGGATGTCATGCGGGAGAGCCGGCTGAATGAGGTGATGATCGACGCCGCGATCCGCGGTTCGGTGGGCTCGGTTGCCGTGTTGCTCAGAGTGTTACGCGGGCGGGTGTTTTTCTCGGTTCTGGAAAGTCTCTATTTGACACCGGTCTGGGAGGTCATGGCGCCGGATACGCTGTGCCTGGTGAGCGAGACCTATAAGGTGAGCGGCGCCGATCTGGCGGCGCAGGGCTATACGGCCGTGGACCCGGTGGCGGTCTATTGGTTTCGTCGTGTCTGGGACACCAATTCTGAAACCTGGTATTTGCCGTGGCTGGTCAACGATCCACTGGCGGTGCCCGTGGTGGACCCGGCGCGCAGCGTGACGCATGGGCTGGGGTTCGTGCCGATTGTCTGGATCCGCAATCTGCCGGGTGGCGACGGCATTGATGGTGCCTGTAGTTTTCGAGCCGCGATCGATACCAATATCGAGATCGACTACCAGTTGAGTCAGGCTGGGCGCGGGCTGAAATACAGCTCCGACCCGACCTTGCTGATCAAAGAGCCGGCGACAAGCGACACTGAACTCATCAAGGGCGCGGGTAATGCGCTGGTGGTTTCAGAGAACGGCGATGCGCGGCTCCTGGAGATTGGCGGCAGCGCCTGCGAGGCGGTGATTTCCTATGTGCGGACGCTACGCGAGCTTGCGCTTGAGACGTTACATGGGAATCGCGCAAGTGCCGATCGGCTGACCGCCGCGCAATCCGGCCGGGCGCTGGAGTTGTTGAATCAGGGGTTGATCTGGCTCGCTGATAATCTGCGGATTTCTTATGGCGATGGCGGCGTTCTGGCATTGCTGAAAATGGTCGTTCTGGCGTCGCAGAATTTTCCGCTGTTGGTGAATGGCGAAGCCGTACCCGCGCTTGATCCGGCGCAGCGGCTCTCGCTGCGCTGGCCGCGCTGGTACCCGCTTTCGGCCGATGACCGACTGAAGGAGGCGCAGGCGGTCGCGACGCTGACGAATGCCGGACAGTTATCGCAGGCGAGCGGTGTGAAGACCTTGGCGGCCTTGCACGGGATTGCCGATGTGGAGGCGGAATTGGCTGAAATCAATCAGGATGCACCATGACAGATGCAGCGGATGAGACGTCGGAGAATTGGCAGTTGCGGGCCGAAAGCGCCGAGGCGGCGCTGCAACGTTCGCAGGCAGAGAGTGCGGCGCTGCTGATCCGGGCGGAGTTGAAGGCCGAGGCGATCCGCTCTGGTATGATCGATCTGGATGGGCTGAAACTGCTCGATACCGCCGGCTTGCGGCTGAATGAGCAGGGCGAGGTGGCTGACGCGGCCGCGATTATGATGAAATTAAAACGGTCCAAGCCATGGCTGTTCGGCGGCCCCGCCTCGTCTTCCGTTGCGGCCAATCCGCCGCGGCCGGAGGCGCCGCGTCCGCGCCATGCCAGCGAATTGAGTCATGAGGAATGGCAGGCGGCGCGTGCCGCGCTGCTCCGCCGGCGCTAGAGCATAATCGCTCTAAGTGCGATCGTGCTCGAGCTTTTTTCTCCGAGCGCGCTTCAGGGTTTCGGCTGCTTAAAGCGAGCAGACCTCAACCGATCGCACTTTAACGCAGGGCCGGACCGACAGTTGCTGAGACTTTTATTGGAAGGATTCTGATTGCGATGGGGATACAAAATTTTCCGGCGGCCTTGCAGCCGATTATTCAGCAGGGATTTCTGGACCGCGAGTTCGAGATGGCGCTCAAATCGCGACTCGGCTATCGGCTGATTGCCGATCGCGAGGAGTTCGCCGTCGGCATCGGCGAAACCCTGACCAAGACGCGGGCCGGGTTGAAGCCGAGCGTGACTGTGCCGCTCGCCGCCTCCACCAACACCAATCTGGACAACGGTTTGACCTCCTCCACCTGGGGTGTTGAACAATATACCATTTCGTTGAATTTCTATGCGGCGACGCAGGATCTCAACATGGTTACCAGCCGTGTGGGCATCGCAAGTCAGTTTCTGCAGAATGCGGCGACGAATGGTGAGCAGGCGGCGCGCAGCCTGGATGAACTGGCGCGCAACGCGTTGTTCGCGCCTTATTTCGGTGGCAATACCCGCGTTCTGACGAGCCTGACCAGTCCCGCGCCGAACCTGGAAGTTGATGACATTCGCGGGTTTCAGACGGTGTTCGTGAACGGTGTGCAGCAAGCGGTTTCCGCGACAGCGACGATGATCGTGACGGTGGGATCGGATGCCTATACTTTGGTGGGGGTAACGCCGGATGCGGTGAGTGTGGGGACGGCGCCGGGTGCGATTTCCGGCCAGTTGCTGTTCTCCGGCAATGTCAGCGTGGCGGATGGGACGGCGGGCAATGCGGTGCAGGCCGCGACCGCCAGCGCCATCGTGCGGCCTGCCAACCGGCTGACCACCGCCGCCCTGCAGGCGACGGATACGCTGACCATGGGCAGCCTGCTGGATGCGGTGGCGCTGTTGCGGCGCAATGCGGTCCCGCTGGTGGATGGGGTTTATAATTGCTATCTCGATCCGGTTTCGGCCCGGCAATTGTTCGCCGATCCGGATTTCAAGCAGTTGTTCCAGGGTGCGACGGCCAGCAATGCGGTGTTCCGTCAGGGCATGGTGAGCGATTTCCTCGGCCTGCGTTTCATCACCACAACCGAAGCCTATGTGCAGGCGCATCCGAGCATCGCCGGCCTGTTCGTGCGGCGGCCGATTGTCTGCGGCCAAGGCGCGTTGATCGAGGGCGACTTCGCCGGCATGGCGGCGGATGACGTCGCGCCGAAGGACAGCCTGGTCAATGTGATCGACAATGTGGCGATGGTAACGCGCGAGCCGATTGACCGGCTGCAGCAGATCATCGCGCAAAGCTGGTACTGGATTGGCGGATTCTGCGCGCCGTCCGACACCACGACGACGCCGAACACGGTGCCGACGGCAACCAACGCGAATTACAAGCGCGCCGTGATGCTTGAGCATATCGGTTAAGGAGCGGAACGATGGCCACTGGTTCGACGCAGCCCTTTCGCCCCGCCGGTACGATCGGCGCGGCGGCTTCGGCGACATCCGCCGCGGTGCAACTGGCGGGCGGCGGCAGCGCCGTGCTGGTTTACAATGCAACTGCGGCCACTGCATTTTTTAGATTGGGCGCGGCGGCGGGTCTGACGGCGCTGCTGACCGATACGCCTGTGCCGCCGGGCGCGCGGATGCTCGTGGACGGGGGACCATTCGTGAGCCATGCCGCGGTGATTTTGAGCGCTGGCAGCGGGACGGTATATTTCACGCTGGGCGACGGGGACACGTACTAACATGTCGGCGAGTGCCCCGAACGCCTTTACGGATGCGCAGAAGACCGACATCCGGCGCTTTTGCGGCTATCCGGCCTATGGCGCCGGCGCCGCGGGTTTTGAATCGTGGCGGTTCTTTCAGGCCTACGGGACGTTGGAATACCGGATGAACAACCTGTCGCCGGCCGAGATTGCGGTCACCGTGCAGTATCTGACGGCGTTGTACACGCTGGAGGCTGCGATCCCGCCGACCTCGGATAATCTGGACACCGAGGGAGCCGCGGCCTGGACGCATAACGCCGATGAGTTGCGTGACCGGAGCAATCTGTTCGACGCCTGGCGGCGCCGGCTGTGCGGCTTTCTGGGGCTGCCGCCTGGTCCGGCGCTTCTGTCCGATGGCATCCGGCTGGTCGTCTGACCATGGACGGTATCAGACTGGCTGACCGGCTGGCCTATGGCGCCGGATGCGCGGCGCGGCGTGTGGGGTTTCTGCACGATGCCTATCGTCCGGATGGACCGGGTGCCCCGATCTCGCTGGACAAAAGGTTTCTGCGGCTGGCCGTGGCGTTTGTGCTGCCTGGCGGCAGTACGGGTGCGCCCAGCGGCTTTGCGGTGCCGTTCCGGCAGGCCTGGGCGGATTGGAGCTACCTCGCGGTCGGCGATTATCTGTCTGGACCCGAGGGTACGTGTTTTGTCGCCGCCATCGAGCCGCCGAAGCCGATGCTGGTGGTGATGACGAATGCGGTGGTGAGCCTGGCGCGGCCCGCGGCGCCGGTATTGAGCGGGGTGAACCCTTATGGCGCGGTGCTAGCCTCGGCGCAGACGGTTCTGATCACCGGTTTTCCGGCCAGTCTGCTGGTGGGCGGGGTGGGCGATCGGACCAAAGCTGGGCTGCCGGATGATACCCGCGTGCCGGGCTTCAAGGCGATGCTGCCGGCGGTGCCGTGCGTGCAGCCGCATGTCGCGGATATTCTGACCGATGAACGGGGTGAACGCTTTGTGGTGACCGCGGTGGAGCTGGCCGGGCAGGTATGGCGGCTCACGCTGGTGCAGGCGGTCAGCTGATGGCCGACCAGGCGGATGTGGAAACTGCGCTGACCGCGCTGGTGGCGAATGCGCTGTATCCCGGCGGCACGGCGGCACCAAGCGCGATTGGCGCCACCTGCCGGGTGTATCGCGGGTATCCCACGGCGCCGGCGCTGGATGCGGATCTGGCAGCGGGGATTGTGCATGTTTGCGTCAATGCCGCCACGCCGGTCCGCAACGTGACGCGCTATCCGCGCATCTGGCAGACGGTTACACCGGTGCCGGCGACTCTGCTGGTGACGGTGAATGGGCAGTCCGCAAGCTTTTCCGGGACCTGCGTGGCCGGACAACTGGCCGGGGTTGCGGTCAATGGCGCGCTGTTCCCCTATGCCGTGCTGGCCAGCGATACGCCGGCGACGGTGGCGAGCAACCTTGCGGCGCAGTTGCGCGCCGCCGGTTGGCTGGTGGATTATGCCGGCACCACGATTACCGTTCCGGCGGCGACCTCGTTCACCGTGCGCGTGGTCAATGGCGCCGGCGCGCTGCAGGAGATCAAGCGTCAGGTTCAGGACTTCCGCATGACAATGTGGTGTCCGGATCCCGCGACCCGGGATGCCGCGGCGCCGGTGATCGACCTTGCCCTCGCCGCCCAGAACTTCATTTCGTTATCGGATGGGTCGTGCGGGCGATTGATTTTCGCCGGCACCGTTGCCGAGGACGGCGCTGCCGATGCGACGCTTTACCGGCGCGATCTTACCTATAGCGTGGAGTATCCGACGACGCTGGCGCAGATGACGCCGGCCATGTTGTTCGGCTCCACCAGCTTCTCGCCTGACGGCGTATTCGCCGAGACACTGCAAGCATAGAGGATATGAGATGAAAGTTCACCTGGTGGTGTTGAAGGCCTTTGCCGGCTTTCGGCGGGGCGATTTGATTACCGATAGTGCCGCCATCATGAAAATACAGGCGAGTCCGCAAGCCGGCTTCGTCGTCCGTGTCAGTGCAAAGGAGGCCTGAGCCATGCCCGTCTTCGCCCAAGGTGCGATCAATACCACGGCGCTGATTGTGCCGGATCTCTATGTGCAGATTGTCCCGCCGCAGAGCCTGCTGCTGAATGGCGTGCCGACCGATATTCTGGGCGTCGTGGGCTCCGCAAGCTGGGGGCCGGTCGGCGAGCCAACCATCATCGGCAGCATGAGCGATTACGCGGCGGCGTTCGGCCCGGTGATTGCGCGCAAATACGACATGGGGACCCAGGTTGCGACGGCCGTGCAGCAGGGTGCCGCGAATTTCCGCTGTGTACGGGCGACCGATGGCACGGACACGGCGGCGTCATTGACGGTGCTAAGCGCGATCAGCTTCACCGCGATTTATACCGGCAGTTTGGGCAACCAGCTCACGGTCACGATCTCGGCCGGGTCCGCCGCGAATTCTTGGTGCATCACCATCGCGCTGCCGGGCCTGAGTCCGGAGGTGTTCGACAATATCCTGGGTAGCGGCGTGGCGCTGTGGGGCAATTTTGCGACGGCCGTGAACACCGGCAACGGGCCGTTGCGCGGGCCGTCCCAACTGGTCGTGGCGACCGCGCTTTCGACGAGCACGTTGCCGGTGGCCGGGTCCTTTCCGTTCAGCGCCGGCACGCCCGGTGCCGACGGTGCGGGCGGGATCGACGCTGCGTCGCTGGTGGGTGTCGACACGCTGCCGCGGCTGGGGATGTATGCGCTGCGTGGCCAGGGTTGCAGTCTGGCGCTGCTGGCCGATGCGGATGACGCGAGTCAGTGGAGCGTGCAGGTGGCCTTCGGCCTGTCCGAGAGCGTTTACATGATCATGACCGGGCCGGCCGGCGATAACATCACCAACGCAACGACCACCAAGGCGACTGCCGGGATCGACAGCTATGCCGCCAAGCTGATGTTCGGGGACTGGGTGTATTGGTACGATCAGGCAAATGCTCTGACGCGGCTGGTCTCACCGCAGGGCTTCGTGGCCGGGCGGCTTGCCAATTTGTCGCCGGAACAATCCTCGCTGAACAAGCCGCTGTATGGCGTTGTCGGCACGCAGAAGTCAGGTCAGCCGGGGGCGGCGACGGCAAGCACCTATGCCACCGCGGATCTCTCCGCATTGATTTCCGCCGGGATCGACGTGATTGCGAATCCGCAGCCGGGCGGGGCGTATTGGGGCGTGCGGGCTGGGCATAATACATCGTCCAACGCGGCGATCGATGGCGACAATTATACCAGGCTGACGAATTACATTGCCGCCACGCTGTCCAGCGGCATGGGCATCTATGTCGGCCAGCTGGTGAACGCGACGTTGTTTCAGAACATCCGGGCGACGCTGCTCGCGTTTCTGAACGGACTGCTGGGTCAGGGGCTTTTGGGAAGCACCGATGGCTCACTGCCGTTTGCCGTGGTCTGCGATAGTTCCAACAATCCGGCGTCCCGCACCGGGCTGGGTTATGTGCAGGCCGATGTGCAGGTGCAGTATCAGGCGATCAACGAGAAATTCATCGTCAACGTGCAGGGCGGGCAGACGGTGCAGGTCAGCCGGCAGACGACTTGATCAGGGCCGGAATCAGGAGCGAGAGAGATGCCATATAATACATTCTCCATAGGCAGCGACTGCCAGATTGTGGTTCTGGGGCCGTTCGGCCGGGTTGATCTGGCGCATGTCACCGGGTTCGAGGCGAACCAGGTGACCATGGCGGTGCGGGTGGACCGGCTGGACGGCGTGCAGCTTGGCGCGGAGCTGCCGAAAGGCTGGTCCGGCAATTTCACGCTGGACCGCGGGTCACCGGCGGCGGATGACTTCATTGCGCAGATCGAGGCGGCGTATCTGGCGGGACAGTCCATCGCCGCCGGCACGTTGTATCAGTATGTTAACGAACCGGATGGATCGACCTCGACCTATCAGTTCAGCGGCGTGGTGTTCAAGCTGACCTCCGCCGGTGCGTATAAGGGCGATGCGCCGGTGGCGCAGAAACTGTCCTTCTATGCCTCCAGCCGGGTGAGCGTCTGATGGAGCAGGTTATCACCGATGATGCCGGGCGGCGCTTGAGCCTGCGCAAGGTGGGGGTGCTGGAGACGTTGCGGTTGTACAAGGCGCTGGGGCCGGAGCTGGCGATGAACGGGCCCTATATGGCGGCGGCGCGGATTGCCGCGTCTGTTGCGATGATCGATCATGTTCCGGTGCCGTTTCCAGCGAATGAGGCGGCGGTTGAAGCGCTGTTAGCAAGGCTTGACGAGGACGGCGTCGCGGCGGTGGCGGCGGCGATCCGGCCGGCGGCGCCCGCCGATGTGGTGGCCGAAGCGGGAAACTGACGCGGCACCCGGCGCTGGTGGATTGCCTGTACCTGGTACGGTGCGGGGTGCCGTATGACGTGGCGTTTGGCCTGGATGAGGCCGAGCGGCTTGCCTATGTGGTTGTTCTGGGCACGCTGAGCGGGTTGAGTTTCGACTGGGAGCGGTTTCGGTGGAGAGACGATGCGTAAAGGGTTTGACGCTATAGGGAGGCGGAATTTAGGCTGAAAATCATGACGGGCGATTGGCGACGGAGCAAGTGGTTTTCAGAACTCAGGAAGCCGGTGTGGATGGGCTTCCTGCTCAGCAGTCCGGCCCTTGCTCTCGTCCTTGCGTTTTTTGCGTGGCCTGAGCCGCTGCCGAATGCCCTCTTTAATAGCTTCCTTGGTTATGTCGCATTTTCTTTCCTTGTGATGCTGATTAGTCTGATCCGCAATCCGATTGGCCAGATTGTTCCTGTGATCGTTGTCGCAGGCGCCGTGTCCATCATGGCTGAACTATTGCCATTCGTAAACTGGCTGGGATTTCAGTTCTGTGTCTATCCGATGGCGAGTTACATCAAGAACCACTGCAATCCTGTCGGGTTCAAGCAGGACGGAAAGACGTATTTTGTCGGCCTTTGCGACATGTCCATTGATCCAGACAGTGACGGACAGATCGACTTTGCATTCTTGTATGATACGAGCGGCGATATCCTGAATGATGCAGATGCGAAAGCGCTGAATCATTCGCTGGACCGCCGCGAATGGGTGAACGCGATCCGCGCCGCGACCAATGATGACCCCAACGAGCTATTCGAATTCGCCAATTTCTGGACGGACAGGCTCTATAATAGCTTTTATGAAGTTACATTCGATGACGATCAGGAGCAAGGTTTTACGAAGGAATATGGTCCGCCGCCGAGCAACCCAAAAAATCCCTACCCGCCCATGTTTTAGGGGATGGGGTGGACCATGCCGGTGCGTTCGTTCCCGATGAGGCCGGGCGGCTGGCCTATGTTCGACTGGGACCGGTTTCGCTAGAGAGACGATGCGTAAAGGGTTTGACGCTAAGGGGACGTGGGATTTAGGCTGAAAATCATGACGGGCGATTGGCGACGGAGCAAATGGTTTTCAGAACTTAGGAAGCCGGTGTGGATGGGCTTCCTGCTCAGCAGTCCGGCCCTTGCTCTCGTCCTTGCGTTTTTTGCGTGGCCTGAGCCGCTGCCGAATGCCCTCTTTAATAGCTTCCTTGGTTATGTCGCATTTTCTTTCCTTGTGATGCTGATTAGTCTGATCCGCAATCCGATTGGCCAGATTGTTCCTGTGATCGTTGTCGCAGGCGCCGTGTCCATCATGGCTGAACTATTGCCATTCGTAAACTGGCTGGGATTTCAGTTCTGTGTCTATCCAATGGCGAGTTATATCAAGAACCACTGCAATCCTGTCGGGTTCAAGCAGGACGGAAAGACGTATTTTGTTGGCCTGTGCGACGTGCATGTTGATCCCGATAGTGAGGGACAGCTATACTTTGCATTCCTGTATGATACGAGCGGCGATATCCTGAATGATGAAGATGCAAAGGCCGTGAATCATTCGCTGGACCGCCGCGAATGGGTGAATGCGATCCGTGCTGCGACCAAAAATAACCCGAACGAACCCTTTGAGTTCGCCGATTTCTCTGCGGAAAATCTCGATTATAATTTTTATGAAGTTACTTTTGATGACGGTGAAGACGCGGGAGGCTTTACAAAGGAGTATGGTCCGCCGCCATTCGACCCAAAAAACCCATACCCGAGTATATTTCATGCTGATCCAAAAGGCCCGAGATGAGTCAAATATCGGAAGGCGTCGATCTGTCAAAATTATACTATACGCACCCGCAAGATGGAGTGAATCCAGATGGAACTGCCCACTTCGATTACTCGAAGAAAGTCGCTGTCAAATTTCTGCTCCTGGATGGCAAACCGGTCGTCGACCCTAACCGCGGAGGGTCAAATCAGAACAATCTTTATTCGAGGTTAGCTC